ATCAGACCGCTATCACTCTCAACCTTATATGAGTCCAATCTCGTGAGGGATTTTTTATCCTCAATCTTCTCCAGTCTGGCTGCGAACCACTCATTGACTTTCAAGAGGTGTTTAACTTTCTTGAGAGTGTTAGGGAATACAACGACCTTGAAGATGCTCTGACCATCCCAACAGTAAAGGTTTGCCATTTCTTTCTCAGTTGAAGTTATGAACTTTCGCATATGGAAGATACGCATAATTGTCTTCTCATCCTCAACATGACCTAAACCATGTTCTTTCAGCCAGCCGAATTCGTGATTGTCTTCTTGCTTCATAAGCATGATTAAATCGTGCAGTTCTGTCCCGTCGTATTCATACGCATCACAGAATGAATGAAGTGTTCTGTCTCCGATCAAAGCATAAACAAAATCTCTTGTTGACAACTCCGTGTTTCTTTCTGCAAAGACAGTTGTTGAACCCGAGTGATCTTCAAATTCAATCCGCAAATACTGCGGTGTCTTCTTTGTTGAGCGAACTACTGCTTTAATCAAAGTCAGAGGAGAGGCTGTCTCATGGAATTCTGCCAGTTGACCAACAAAGTCATCCATCTCATTCTTCTCGGCATTAGTCTTGATTGAAAACCCAAGAATTGGCAAATAGTATTTCTCGTAATCAAAACTTGAGACATGACCTATTGAAGTGAAAGCACCGACTTTCTCAAGGTTCTCTCTCAAGTTAACCTTTACAGCACTCTTACGGCACTTGTTGACAAACTCATCATAGGAAGTAAAAGGTCTTTTTGCTTTAATTTCCTCAATTGCAGATTTGCCACATGAGGCTACGTTTGCCAAACCAAAACGAATAACTTCCTTATCGCCATCCTTGCTCACTGAGAAGAACTCATCAGACATATTAACGTCAGGAGGTAGAATCTCAATGTTCATACGCTGTGCTTCCATTAAGTAAGCAGTAATCTTGTCAGCAGCCGATTCGTTAAACAACAGCGCCCATACAAACTCAAGTGGATAGTTAATCTTCAACCACATTGTCTGATACGAGAGCATTGAGTAGGCAACAGCATGAGACTTGTTAAACATATACAAAGCAGCCATTTCAAACTCTGCCCAAATCTTTGAGGCAGCAGCTTTTGTTATGTAAGGGTTATTTATAAACTTTTCTTTAAACTCATCAAATCCGGCAGCGTCTCTTTTCTTACCAATTATCTTACGCAGCTTGTCTGCCTCTGACCATGTAAAGTTTGCAAGCAACACAGCCATTTGCATCAACTGCTCTTGGAAAATAACTGTTCCATAAGTTTCCTTGAGAACATCTTTCACAATGTCATTTGGATAAACAGGCTTCGCTACTCCCTTTTTGCAGTCAATATATTTCTGACCTTGCGATAGCAATGCTCCTGGTCTAACCAATGCATTACTTACAACCAAGTCGTTGAAGTTGTCAATACCCATTCTTTCAATTAAGTTTCTATAAGCTGCAGCATCTGTTTGGAAGATACCAACAGTGTTACCCTCGGTAAAGTTCTTATAAACATTTGGGTCATCTAATGTTAACGAACTCTGAGACACATCAATGCCCCGAGTCTCTTTAATCTTAGCAATGCAGTCTTTGATTACAGAAACAGTCTTTAGCCCCAAGATATCTATCTTGATAAGACCGACAGCCTCAGCATCTTCCATGTCAAAAGCAGTAACAATTGAACGACCACCATCAGATGATTCTTTTCTAGTTTCCACTGGGCATACATTGCTTAGAGGAACTGATGAAACAACCATTCCTGCTGCATGGACACCTGCGTTCCTAATGCGACCCTCAAGCCTCTTGCTAATCTTTGGCACATCAGGATACTTAGCGCAAAAGATCTTGCCCTTTGGTGATGTCTCTAACTCCTGTATCGTTTCAAAGAATGGAGTTATAGCATTAATTTCCGTATAAGGTACTTGATAGACCCTTGATACATCCTTGATAACAGATTTTGGCTTGAACGCCCCATACGTGGATATTGCTGCGACATTATCTTGCCCCCATCTTTCTCTTAAATAGTTTCTGACTTCAGATCTTCTCTTGTCTTCAAAGTCCAAGTCAATGTCTGGGTAGTCATTTCTCTCAGGGTTGATGAAACGTGCAAACAGCAAACCATATTTGATCGGATCAACTTTTGTAATATCAAGAAGGAAAGCAAGAACGCTTCCACCAACTGAACCACGACCGGTTCCTCTACCAATATTGTTGTTGTCTGCCCACTTAATAAGATCCCATACGATCAGGAAGTAATCAGAGAAACCTAAGCCTTGGATAATCCCAAGCTCTTGTTCCAAACGTGCTTGATAATCTTCACCCAAACCCCGAGTCTTAATTTCAAACTCAGCAAGTTCTTTAAGGTAATCATTTGAATCAAGGATCCTTGAGTACTTAGGAAGTAAGTTTGCTTTCTTGGGAATACGAGCAGTACATTTCTCAGCAACTTCCATCGTATTCTCAATAATATCTAGCCTGTCATAACCAGCATCCTTAAACCATCCATGAATTGTTTGAGCATCAGCAATGTAAGGATTAATCTCATCAAACCGCAAGTTTCTCTGCGGGTACATTTCATTCATCTTTTCAACAATATCAGTTGATGCATTAATAATGCCAGAATGCTCTTTCGCATGGCGCACTTCAGCAGCACTAAGGCTTGGATACTGAGAGACGAGCAAGAGCACTTCTTCACAGCCACGATCTTCGTGTGTTGGGAAATGGCAGTCAGCAGTTGCTACAACCTTTTTATTGAATGAAGATGCGAGATCAATGATTCCGTCATTAATCTTCTTTGGATTCCAAGCCTGAACTTCAAAGTAAAAGTTATCGCCAAATATTTTTATAAACCTCTCAGAGAGTTGCTCAGCCCTAGCATAGTTGCCTGCATCAATCGCTTTTGAAATAGCACTACCCATACAGCCGGATAGAGCAACAATGTCGTCATCAACTAAACTCTCTAGCAAATCAAAGTCAATCCTTGGCTTGTAATAAAAGTTGTCTGTCCATCCGACTTGTGATGCCCTAAACAGTTTCTGCAGACCCTCGTTGTTCTTTGCCAACAGAATTAAATGGAACCGTTCTCCTTTAGAGGAACTATCCGACTTAACTTCAGGAACAAAGTAAGCTTCAACACCGAAGATAGGTTTTACTTTGTACTTATCGCATGAGTCTTGAAACTTAAGAACTCCGCCCATCGTACCGTGGTCTGTAATTGCAGAAGCATACTGTCCATTAGTGCTACTAATCTTTGCAATGTCATCAGGTGTTGACATGCCATCTAGGAGTGAATACTCACTGTGACAGTGGAGGTGAACAAAATCCGTCATTATAAATCTCTAATCTCATATAGATTGCCAATTGTCGGCAATACATCCCAATAATCTGCGTTATACCAAGCCCGTCTTAGGTAACACTTTACACCCTTTTCAATTAAGATTTCAACCTCAAGTGGATTATCTTCAACCACAAATAATGGATTTATTTTAGAAATGATTTCGTGCTTTTTGTTTATATCAGAAAATTCTGGAGACATGGTATTTATCTTCCACATATCCAGCCACGACGCTGTGTTGTTCACAGAAGCATCTGTCCTTCTAGACGTAACCACATGAACATCAACTCCGGAATTAAACCAGTAATTAATTTGATGCCAAGCGTCTTCAAATGGCTTCAAGTTTTTCCAAAATAAATTATTGTTGAATATATCAACAGATATTTCATCATCTATACCAGTAAGCAACCAGTTGGAATAATCAAAATTAGGTACACCAATTTTTTCCAACTCTTTATTCAAACCACCAATGATGTCACAAACAACACCATCTAAGTCAAGAACAATACTTTTACTCATCTTTGCCTTTCAAGAATAAAAGGGGGAGGTTTCCCTCCCCCTCTCATTGCGTTTTTAATTACCAGTTGTCTTTAGAAATTTCACCAGTGGTGAAGAAAATCTGTTGCTTCTCGTAAGGAAGCGTCAGGTAAAGGTTGTCCAATTGATGCATAGGAAGTTCCTCAATATGCTTTGGCATATCTGATACGTCAAGAGGGATAAGGCTATAGTTAGTGTCAGACGCTGATGTTCCAGTTCGTGAATACTTGTAATAGCGATCAGTGATTGTACCGAACTCTTTTGCGTATTCAATAAGCAACATACCAATATGGCGTTGATTGAATGTGGTATCCAAGATTCTTGGTTCCCAAGTTCCTGGCTCAGTTTCTACTGCAATGTTGATAAGTAGGTGAGGCTTTGGTCGCCAAGCTTTATCATGCATTGATTGTTCGCTACCCCAACACCGATAATTAAACTTTTCAAGAGATGCTGTTGATGCTGCTCTCCACTTCCAGTTAATTGGTGATGTGATTACTGGTACGTTAATTGCAGTACCACGCTCTTCTTCGTAGTTACGAGAGTCTTCAGTCAGTTCTTGACGGAAGCGAATCTTGAATGAATCGCCAGCAGAAAGGCTGAAGTATTTTTTAATACCGCTACCCTTTGTGCTTGCTACTGGTGTTACGTTTTTTTCTAACTCTTTAAGTGATTTGATTGATCCAAATGTCATAATTTTTCCTTTATATCCTAGTTTGTCTGTTCTCCACAGTTTGTATGATTTGTTCTTTTGTCATTTCACCAGGGTCTTTAAGACCTTCTGGTATATCTGCTTTGGTAATCTTTTTACCTCTACAAGACTCTATTATAGCAGTACTCATGGCATTTCCGGCATCATCATTGTCAGACATAATCACAATTTCGTTAAAGAATCTTTTGAGTAATTTAATCTGAGTTGAGGAGACTTGAGCACCCAATGTTGAAACAACATTTGGATAACCAGCCTGATGGACCATCATTGCATCAACACTGCCCTCTGTAACTATACACCATTCATGTAACTTAGCGTTCTGAACATTAAACAAAACATCAGCCCTTTTGAACCCCTTGTTATACAGGTATCTTGGTTCTTGTTCAGGGTTTGTTGCTCTGCCAATAAAACCTACAAGCTTATAATTAGCATTCCTAACTGGGATAACAATCCTATCCTTAACTTTGGAATAGCCAATTTCAAAATCCATAAGTGTATCTTGTGTCAAACCTCTGTCAATAAAAGGCTTAAGCAATTCAATATCCTTATCATAATCAATGAGAATAGAATCTATGTCTAATTCCTCAATAACAACTGTGCCACGGAAACCCTTTTGGATTTCATTAGCCAGTGATGCTGGATCTATCCTTGTATCTTTACCATAAGCTTTACCTGTTACATGACGGTATATTTGTCTAAAGTTACCTTTCTTTCCGCATGACGGGTTGAAGCATTGCCATAGACCTGTTCTTTTGTTAATAAAAAGAGCAGCGCTATTCATGTTCTTGTGAAAGGGGCAATAAACATTTAATTCATCACCGCTTTCACTGGCAACATGAATGTGATACTTCTCAAATAACTCTTTGATTTCGTCTTCCATATTATTGGCGGAAGTATAATTTAAACCGGAATGTATTCTCTTTTGCATCATAATCTGTATATAAGTCCGTCTTCTTGAAATCTCCGTAGTGATTGCGACATTCATCTTCAAGCCAAGGTCTGAGACGAATAATCGTTTCAACGTCTCTCGCCTTACCTGAAAGATACTTCTTCTTTATAGGTCCCATTCTTCTGCCCACTTTCCTGTTTCAAGGTTCCATCTTAGATAGAAACCAAAATGTGTTGATCTTCTTACTTTTCTAGACACGACCTGAAAAAGGTCTGAGTTGTATTCACGATGGATTGCGAGAACCAAGTCGGCATCATAAGCGAGTTGCTTACTCCAAGCGACTTCTTCCAATTCTGGTGGTCGCTCAGAGTGTCCATCATTCATAGTAACGGCAGCAACGTCAATGATAGGGATACCATTCTTCACTGCCATTCTCTTAAATGCTTTAGATAGGTTCTTAGCCTTCTCTGTCTCATTCTTTGCACCGCTTGAGTCATCAAACAAGCCATGATAGTCAAGTATAACCATATCGGGATGATACTGGTCAATCTTTGCTTGAACCATGTGCTGGTCTGCTGTCTCAAGACCCTCTGAGGTAACAAGGTGAATAGCGTGTTTACCCTCAAACATCTCTTTCGCCCAGTCTTCATACTTCGTAACAATCTCTGGGTTTGCTCTAACAAGATCTGTGTTTGTAAAGTAACCCTCACCATTGTTTAGCAACGTATCAAGGCGCTGCCCCTCTTGGAGTTTATTCATTTCCAAAGAAATAATCAATGGTCGGTAGCCAGCTTTCCATGCATTAACTGCGAACAGTCTTGCAATAAAACTTTTACCAACGCCTGTCCAACCAAGAAGAACAACAAAGTCTCCTGATTGCCAGCCTCCAAATGATTTATCAATTACACCAATTCCGCTAGGGATTCCTTGAAGTTCATCACGACCTTTGAGAGACCGTTCTTTCAAGTCATCAAAGCGCTCTTTCCAGTCTCCAGCAAGGTCTGTATCTTTTAGATTACTAGAATACTTATAGAGTTTTGAAGTATTCTCCATCAAATAAGATAAGGCTTCTTTTGGACCGGCATCACCAATCAAAGAGTTTGCTTTGGAGATAATTGTTCTTGCTTGAAAAGCAAGCGATTCTTTCTTCGCCTCATCTAGGTAATAAGATAAAGGCTCTGGTGTAGCAAAGAACTCAAAATCAGGATGGTGTTGCTTAACTGTCTCCTTTGATGGGACTTTTCCATGCTGATCGTGATGAGACATGATGAAATTCCAAACATCTCTGTACTCAATGAAAACATTATCAACACCGCCGTTTACTGCGGAAACATAATCTTTTGTATCAATAATTGAATTAAGAAGTTTTACTTCGTGGTTCACTCATTTGCCAATCTCTCGTAGGTTTGTTTTACTAAGTCCTTAACTTTATCCTTAGCTTGCTCTTCAAACTTGACTTTATCCGCAATATTTTTTGACTCTATTGCGAAGTCAAAAACAAGAAAAGGACCAGTTCTTGTTTTGATATAAAAAGCAATTGATTTCTCAAGAATGTCGCCATCATAATGCTTTACTAAAGCATCTGCAACTGATTCTTGCCTAGGGGAATCCGGAATAAATAGTTTATGAGATTTTTCGCATAAACTTTTGAAGATCTCTATCAGATCGTTTCCAGTTTTCATCTGTTACCTTCTTTGCTTCTTTCCATGTGCTCAATAAGAATTCAAACTCAGAGATACCGCCATTCACACCGCAATATTCCTCTGACTCCCATGCATTAAGGAAGCAGGGAATTCTTGCGGTGCATTTGGCACATCCGTTCTTGGCATAGTCTATGTCTTCTTTTTTAAAAGAAAACCATGCAGAACTTCTTGAGTCACCTGTACATACGGCAAACTGTTTCCAGTTACTTGGACTCACTATCAATTTCCTGAAGTTTGGATTCAATTTGTGAGTCAATTGATGACCACAATTCTGCCCAAGCTTTTTCGTCATCAAGTGACACCGCTTTGCATCTAGCGCCAGCATCAAGCCTCAAAGATTCGTAGTTACCAAGATTCTTGGTAATACCGATTGAAGCCCAAATCTCAATACCATTTTCTGTTGACATATTACTCCTTAAATGTAAGTTTAACTTTTTGTGATAAATTCTTTATTCTTTTGTCTACTGCGTTATTCATTTTAACATTAGGTCTTCCTGGCACTCTCTCACTGAAGAACTCCACCATCTGATAGACCTCTTCCTCAGTATAGTATCTCCAACTGGAATAACCTGCATACTCATCACCAAATTTTCTTGCTGTTGGGATAAGACCTTTTTTTTCATACTTGCGAATAGTATCAGATCTTTTCTGAACAATCTTGGATATCTCTCCGACAGTATAAACTCTTTTTAAAAGCAAATCACTTTGCATATAGGGAAGAATAACTTGCTCACCATTGCTAAGTTTTTGAATAAAAAGTTTATTACTTGTTTTATTAATCTTCTTTAACTTAACAATTGTGTTTGCATAAATATAAAACTTATTTGAAATCAAGCTGTGTTTTAGCATCTTCACTTTTCTTTCTGTATAAATCCTTATTGATCTTTGAAATTAAATCATTCAAATCAGCAACCCGAATGTCTATGCTATCTGAGCATTTTAGGCAAGTGATATCAACCCACATTTCACTAAATGCATGATATTCCTCTCCTACGAATTTCATCCCGTTGCATTTTGTGCAATTGAATTTAACACCCCGATACATATGCTTCACTTAATCCAACCAACAAGTGTATTCTGCTGTGACAATACCTTTTCCTGGGTGGACAAACATCAATGGTTGAGATGCCTGACCAACAGCGCCGAGTACTTCAATAGCATATGTATTCGTTGACTCAGGACTTCCTGAGATACGACATTGAACCGTATTGAACGTCATCTTTGTTGGGGTGTGGAAGTGACCAAAGTAAACGTCGTTAAACTCATCAATAAGATTTCCGTCGTTATCCTTGCGTTCAATCCCGCCAATCTTCCATCCATATACTTTCTTTTGGAATGAATAGAAAGATGAAAGACTTCCGAACTGATCACCGTGGATCAGCAATGATTTGTATTTTCCAACTGAATCAATAGCGTACCAATGACGCTCGCCACGACCATCAGGGATGTTGAAAGAGATTCGCTTCTCTCCTTCAAACATTAATTCAACAATGCGGTACAACATTCTATCCGCATTTGTTTCTGGGTCATGGTCACGCCTCGCACGACCGCCGATTGAACCATGATTGCCGATAACACCGACAAACGTAACCTTCTCAAAGTTGGCAAGCATCTTTGTAATAAAGTTCTTCATGATTCGTGGACCATCAACAGTAATCTGACGATACAAACCGCCATCTACAAGGAAACTTTGTCCTGGGAAAATGAGTTCTCCTTCAACAATGTCTCCTAGCGCCCAAATTCTAATTTCACGAACAGGATGGTCTTGTCTTTGGATTTCTGTTAGTTGAATAATCTTATCCGCATACTGATCAATTCTTCGTTCACAAACCTCAGTGTTGTAATCAGGTGTCACCTTGGCTAATTGCCAGTCTGCAATGACAGCAACTGCAACTTCCTCAGTACCCTTCCTGCGATCAACAGGAGGCTTTGGAACAGGTACATGCTTATAGTCTGACAGACCATCTTTAACAGCCCGGAAAACTGCATCAGCAAGATGGCTTTCTTTTGTCTTAATCTTCTCGTACTCTTGTAAGAGCTTTGTGTAACTAATCTTCAATTCTGTTTCTGATTGGGGTTCTCCCCCTGTTAATGCATCCTTAGGCATTGGAACTTTTCCATTCTCTTTTCTATATTTGCACAGACCCATCGTGTCAATTGACTTACGACAAGATGAATCCGCATATTTCTGATTGGCTGTATTGGGTTCAAACTCTTCAGAGCAACCCTCTGTTTCACAAATTTTCATAAGGTTTATTATACATGAACCGAAACGTGTTTATTCAAAAAAACCAGAATTTGTTCTTGAAGGCAATCTTTTACCCAAAGGCTTCTTTACGATCTTCTTCCGTTGCTTCATATTTGCCCTCAACTTATCCCTGTGATCCTGCGAGGGGCGCTTGCCTTCTCTGTGAATGGCGCTATGCTCAGGGTGAGTGCAAAGGAAAAGATTGTCTATACGATTGTCACTCTTAACTTCGTTTATATGGTGAACTGTTTCCCATGAATTAAGATATCTATCCACATACTTTTCCATAACCGCACGATGTTCGTAGATATAACCCTTGATGTTTGATGGGTGCTCAGGGTCTAAGATACGGACATACCCTTTATCATCAATATACTTGCCCCCCGCATAATTGGGGTTCATTTCTCCGACAGAACTGTGCTCTGACCACTTCACATCATCTCTTTGAGATGCTAGGGGTCTTTTTGCCATTTCTAAACTGTTCCACCAACATCTTCAACGTATAATTGCATACGAGCTTCGCTAGTTAAGATTGAAAAACTACTAGCATTGTTATTAGATGATCCATCGTCACGATTAATGGTTACAAATATTCTTTCTCCAGAAACCGCAGTTCCCCCAGAGTCTAAAACTGTTGCGTATGTTCCAGCCCCAATTTTTGTAGGAAACGAGTTTGTTGTCTTGAGTATGTGACCGCCAATGAGTGGAGTGGTAGCATTGTTAATAAATGTATAAGGAGGTGGTGTAATCTTCCATGTTGAAATGGTAGTATTGGCATTTGCGGTTCCTGTCTTGAGGGAGAGGAGGAAAGTGCAATCTTCTCCACCTGCGCTAAATATAGTGATACCAGGGAAACTCAAGGACACTTTGTAGTACCTGTTGACAGCCACAGAGATTGTATTGTTCGGACCATTGGCTTCATTCTCCAAGGCAACAAGCTCATGATCGGTATTGAAAGTAGCGAAGGGACCAAATGTAGATCCACTAATCGTTTTGATTTTGATAATACCTTTTGGATTATCATCAGTAGCAGCCTTTACTTGATCAGTATTTGTTGACATCTGAGACAAACGATCCGCCGTGATCGGGGTAGCAGGTGTCCAGAATACAAATGAGTAGTTTTCGTAAGTCATATCTCTATATTATACCTTATTGACCCTCAAAACTACTAACTTCTTTCATATATTGACAAAGATACAACATCAGAAGTTTTATAAATTTTCCATTCGTCTGTGCAGGCATTAGCATAATATTCATCTAATTCGGCATTATCAATAAGTTCTATCTGCAATAGGCAATAATTTTCTGGATAATTACTAAAAGCACTTTGTAGTGACAGATAGCCTCCAGATGGTTTCTGGATTATATCAGAACTACTCGTTGACAAAACAACTTGAGCAGCACCAATATTTGGATAACCACAATATATATATTTAGACATTATAACTCCCTTTATTTATTACAAAAACTTTATTTTGCTTCAAGAATATCAATCTTAGCCTTAAGTTGCCTTATTGCTTCCCACATTATGGCAATAATGCCACGATCTTCTGTTGTCAGCAATTTGAAATCATACCTTGGATCATTAGTTTCATCAACGACAAGATCGCTATATTCTCCTAAAGCACTCTGCAGTTCTTGAGCAATAAAACCAAATTTCTTGGGTGCAACATTGTATTCGTCTGTTACGTTTCCATTTTCATCTAATTTTTTAGTTACATAATGTAAGTAATCATAAATTTTCGGTTCAATTGTGTCAATTAGACTAAGCACATCAATGACACTAGAAATTGGTTCTATATTGTCTTTGACTCGCCTATCAGAAGCCCCTGTTATTGTTCTGCTTGAATAACTGTTGCCAGTGTAATATTGCTGTATAAAACCCTTAAATTCATCCCTACAAACTCCCCAAGTTGTCATCGGGTTTGAGCCACTAAGCCATGAAGCTTGGAGCACTGCTGTGTATCCTGCTTGCGTTGTTGAAGCACCATTGGCTTGATCATGAATCCAAAAAGCTGCCTCTCCCGCACTTCCTGCCCCAACAAACTCTGCAATTGTTCCACTCAATGCACCTGCAGAGTCTGCGGAACCTGCGGAGTCTGCATACCCCACATGGGTATCAGCATGCGCTGTATCTCCATTATATCCGTACAAACGCCAACGACTTCCTGTAAAATACGTTTGAACGCTATAATCGTTGTCGCCATCTCGCCTGTATAAACGATATGGTCCAGGTCTTGCTGCGCTTGTCCACATACCTGTTTGACCTGTTATCCCGGATGCAGGAACTGCACTCGCACTTGTTGCATTGCCACTGAATGCTGCTGCAGTTATTGTCCCTGTTGCAGTTAAGTTTCCACTGGAACTTGCCTGCACAAAAGTACCAGATGCAACAGGGGTTGTGGAGTTAACAACCATAGTTGAGTCATCAGCAACGGCACTAGCGTTAAAATACCCAAGAAATGCGCCCGACCCTGTAATTGTTGAATAATTAGACTGTGTGCGTTTTATTTGAAGATAAGCATCTTCCAGGTATGTCAGGTAGAATCTCCCCCCTATTGATTTTTGTATATATAAGTTTGCCGTTGATGTTGTATTGCCAGTAATTGTTCCAGAAAAGTTTGCACCAGTCGCTGTTAGGACACCAGTGCTTGAGACTGAGAAATTACCGTTAGTTATTTGACCATTGGAATAAAGGTAGGTGTTACCTGAATTTATAGATGTATTTGAAAGTGTCCAGCCTCCGATTGTTCCAACATTGGAAAAAATATTTCCACGAACAACGACATTGCTAAACTCCGCAGTTCCATCATTGGATATTCTCCAACCATCAGACCCCGGAGTATAAACATTGCTGCTGATTGTATTATTGACGAGAATAATGTTTGAAACAAGTTCATCAGCAGTGATGGTATTGGCAGCAATATGCACTGCTGTGATGGTGTTTGCTATGATAGCCGAAGCATTCAGTGTGCCTGGATTCAACCGGATTCCGGCTGGAACGAGGACCGACTGGTTAACAATATTAACGACTAGCGATTCAAAAGCCAATCGGTTATTCTCTTGTCTAATAGCCCTTGTTTGACTTTGGGTTGAATTAACAAACGAAGGAGAGAAGTCATAGATGGAATATTTTTCCGTAGAAATTAAAGAAGAAGTGACCCCATCATGAGAGTGCCCTCCTGCTGGAACAAATATGATTGAATTTTCAGATGAACCCGAAACCCCGGAGGTTCTAATTCTTGCCATTACACTACCTTCCTTAAAGTTATTGAGTGATCCAAGCTGTCCCCGACATTAAGTGAGTGAGAGATAACCCAATAGTCAGTGGCGGTTTCTATCCCCAATGTTTTAAAATCTTGTATTGTAATTCTATCACCCAATTGCAATCTAGGCATTGCCAAGGCGCTTATGGTCAAAATAGGAACAGGTTGATTAAGTTTTGACACCATAAAATCCGCTATTTTTTTTGCATGGTCTGCAGAACTTATGTATGGGTTATCAATTACAATCTCTTTCAGCCCATATTTTCTGATGTCATCGGACAGTGTTGCAGATTGGCTCTTAATCTGGCTTGTCTGCTCTGTCGTAATTATCGGGGTTCCTGCTATAGAAGCGAACTGCTCAACGCCAGTGAGGGGGTCAGCCCCTTGGAAGTATACAAAATCACCAACCTCAACATTATTTGACGCTGCAACAGCAAATTCAGCAACATACGCTGTTGGCTTGTACAACTGTATTTCAACTAGGTCAGTATCTTCAAACTCAATCGCAGTAATGAAAGGGCTGAGGATGTTAAAAGCCGGAGCCTTGTCATACTTGATATCGTAGTAACGCACTTCTCTTATCTTTGTGTTGGCGTTATGAGTCGCTGCAACCGTTCCCAATTGCGCCCTCTCTATTCCCTGGAATGTATTGGCTGTTATCCCAGTGTATTTGACAACCTCATTATCTATTTTAAGATAACCGTTCTTTCCAAACGGAGGGTGCTTAGTGCTACTGACGGGAAGAGTATTTGATGAAGCAGTAATGTTGGAAGTTAGATTAACAACTCCGAGAGTGGTTGGATCTTCTGGAGACCATAATCCTTGACGACCTTGTAGTGATGAAGCTAGACCAGATATATTGACGGTTACTTTATTTACCTGTAACTGGACATTAAAATCACCGGATACAATGTTGGTTAATCCACTAAAAGTCATCTGCGAATTTGCATGTTGATCTATAGATGACTCAAAGAATCTGTAGAAGTGGTCGTACCTAATAGAGTCCGTCTCATCCACATACATTCTCCCAAAGTCAGCCAGCGAGATGTTGTCAATAATTTCTCTGGCACTCTGCTCGTTGCCATACAGGAATGGAAAAACAGTTAGTGGCTGAATCTTTGTCGTGACATACCTGTTGGTTATCTGTTCAGCAGACAAGGCTTTTCTATAAATCACAAATTCATCTATCGTAAGTGTACGCTTTGCTCCCGACATTGTTTCCCCATAAGCAACTTCTGCACTTACATACTCAGTATAGAAGGCACCACGACCACCTATTGTTATATCATTTACCCAGTTAGCTATTGCGCCAACACCAGTTGTTTCGCCAACTTTACTACCATTGATGTAGTAATTCAGAGTTGAATCCTTATATGTTACAACGATATGTGAGAAGTTAGTGGTTGATAGAGCTGTTGACGAAGAAACTGTTTTCGTTACGCCACTGCTGTTTTTTACTTTAAACCCATGTGATCCTGATGTATTAAAGAATTCAAATCCACTTGTTGAAGAAGCATTTGACCAATTGCTCAGATACTCACCATCATTAGCATATACTGATGGCAATTTTGCATACACCTCTATTGACCATTCGGTTGTGTAATTCACACTTGATGTTGACGGTAGATTCAATGATGCATGTGTTGGTATTCTGATATAAGAAGGTGATGCAAGTGATGCAGATTTTTGATTCGCTTCAGAAACAATTCCAGTAGGTTGCCCCAGAGTTGGGCTGGAGACATAGATCCCATCATTTCTTTGATGGTTAGCATTTTTGCTTGCTATGAGAAAAGTTTCATCTCTTGAACCACAATTGTCATAGGCAGCAATGGTGTAGCAATCTGTATGCGGTATTTGATAATCACCATCACTACCAGATGCCCATAATTCAAGACTAAAATCACCAACTCCGTGGAAAAATTCAATACGAATTGGGTAAGGAACACCTGCATCCAAATCTAGGTTATTGGAAATATTGCTTGATACATCTGTAAGAACAGCTTCATGATTAAACCACTCATTAATTATCACATTATTGTCAAGAAGAACACGTACTCCTCCATCTTTGACTCTGACAAATAACTCCTGAGTCCCAGATTCAGAAGGAACGTAATAGCCATCCACAACGCCATTGTAATATTCCGAGTAGGTGTCCCCATTTACAGCCGTAAAAACATAATCATTTAAATCCAAGCATGTATTCGCTGTTGTTGAGATATCCTTACTCAAGGTGACAAACGATGGTGGAACTAATTTGTTTACCTGCAAGTTTTTGTCGTAAGCAATTGCTTTCTCAACGAGTGTAAGTTCCATCTCCATAGTGTCAGAATATATGTTCTTTACATTATTCTCATCGCCGGACTCTATTCCCCAGAATCTTGCTCTCAATCCAGTTGACGGAACGATTGTGTTATCAGATCTATCAACAGTTGGTTCACTAAAAGAATACTGAGCAACTGCATCAATACGAACCGGCTCTTTGATGTGGGGAATCAACTGCTTATAGTCAGCTCTTGGGAAGTTGGCTGTCATGAGTAGGTTGAGAATGGCATCACTAGCGGTTGAGTCCTGTTGAAAAAAACCTCTTGTAATTTGTTTTTCTGTTAAAAACTTAGACCAATCATTTGCTTTCATAGAAACCTGCATTGAACTTGAGCCAGACCATTCATCCACATAGAAGAGTCCTTGATGAACATACTCGTAAGGGTCAAACGTAACCACAGCATTAACCGAGTGACTGACTGCAGTGGTTCCTTCAAAGCCACGGGTGTTTACGAGAAGGTCTCTTGTACCAGATTTGGAAGAACACAATATCTTCTCTTCATTCTGCGTATCGGGGTCAATGGTTATTACAAAATAATTATTCGCTCCGCCAACAGGAAAAATATCTCCATTTTTTACTACAATTGTTGAGGCACTACTGTTGATTGAAGAAAGCAGTTGTGTGCTTGACAGAACGTCGTCTGTTTTTTTTATTCTCCAGCCAAGATCAACAGATACCTTTAAATCTTTTTTCATGTAAGCACCAAACTGAGCTGAATTATCGGTGTTGTAGATATTAAAATCTTTGCTTGTATTATCAATAGTTAATGACAAAGATGAACTTCCAGAACCGCCAATAGGCAAACTGGTCTCATGCAGATCCCTTGCTCTGTCTATTGAATAGTTAATAACATAATCGCTGATATCTGTCTCATAGATTGGAGATACTTCAATAATCCTTGCGTAATCCACAGGGTTCTTTGTTGAATGAACAGTCACTTTTATTTTATAAACATTCTGAGACGCAAGACCTTCAGAAATAATATGGTCTTTATAATAAGCGCCACTGGGGATAGAGCCTTCTTGCTCTGATATCAGGGTAAGCGATTGGTTATAAACATAAAGTGTATAGTCCTGAATCTGACCATTAAACTCCGAAGTCGCAACCCGAATTCTATTAACCTTTCTCTGGGTAAATTCAAGTTCAATATATGGATCAGTAGCGAAGCCGTAACCATTATATGTTACCGAGGCTGTGTTTGAACTTACTGAATTGGACATCCAGCCATATTTGAAGTTATCATCAAGGTTTGAAGGCATTGCATGCCAATTACCATCAGCCCGAATAACTTTGCCATTAACATCTTTTGCGTTGCAAACAGCCCAAGTAAATGTCTGTCTATCAACACCACTCATTGCTTGCTTTGGAGCAAAAAAGAAACCAGCCGATCCATTAGTATTGGCATTTGCCAAGGCAGAGTTTGTGTTTGCAGTCAGTGCATCAACGTGGCGACTATCAAGCCATTGAACCATAATCCTTGGCTTAACTTTTTGAGCAGGGGATTGTGATGACGAAATGAAAGAGTTAGAAAGAGTGACACCGTTACTGTTTTTTATTAACATTACGCCTCTTCCAACGTCATACTGCATTCCCAGAAGTAAACTTCTGATATAAGATCTCTTCTGATCAATGATTCGGAATAATCTCTAACGAATACATTATACTCTGTTTCCGTGTACGGGTCATTCCCATCAGCGTCGTTGTTCAACATTTTTAATGTATGAATATCCGGGTCAGAAGCAATACTCTTTATGTAATCCCTTGCGTATCTCTTATCAACAGTGTCATACCTTGAACTAGGTAGGTAAGTCCATGACAATGAGAAAGTCCTTCTTGTCGGATTGGTCAACTGCTGTCTCTTGTAATACCTTGATTTTGTATTATTCCAATTTTTAGATTCAATAAAATCCATACTTAAATCAGAAGCAAGTGTTCTTCCCTGATTAGTTAATGGCTTATTGTCAAGAACAAATAGTGTTCTATAACCGGCAGTATCAATGTTATTATTAACAGCAAACTTAATAGTATTTGCAATCAAAGAGGCTCCGCTTATTGGGATACTTATATTTGCAAACAATATTTCTTTTCCGGCAGTTACTGTCAAAGAAATTGCATTTATGGAGACAGATGCTGTTCTCACCTTGGTTGCTAGTGCAGTTACAGATGAGCTGATTGATACCTGAGAGGCTCCGTGTAGGGTTCTTTTGGCAACTACGTTTACATCTGCTGCAGCGTAAATTAGAGAAGCGACAAAGGCAATGGTCTTAACAGAGCCAGAGGCATCTGCGGAGCCAGAAGGTGTAGATTGAGCCAGAGCAATTTTTGTTCCAGAAACGGTTACGTCAGATGAGGCACTAATAGAAATTAAAGAAAATAGTTCTTCAGTACCCAAAACTAGCGATACACCTGATATGGTTATACTTGAGGAAGCGAGAGCAATCTTTGTTCCGCTTGAAGATGCAGAAGCATCTCCTGAAGTGCTTGATGCAGCGAGTTGTTGCTGGAGAGCAGATGTTGTAACTGAACTCGTTACACTAACTGATATGTCAGCAAGTTTTAGTCCAGCTTGAGTATATAAATCAATACCTGACTTTAGGTCTTCAGTTATATTGAATTTGTAATCAAAACTCATTAGATTTCCTCACAAACAAAAGTTACGTCATAA